AGAGAGTACAATATTGAGTTTAGATATTGGAACTCTGACAAACCTAGAGAATTTGAACTAAAAATATCACATAAAACTACAATGTAATGAGTCACTGGAAAAACCCTACTATTAATTTAGGAATTATCAAGGCAGGCACTCCTAAGAAAGTAACTTTTATTGCTCTCCCAACTATGCCTACCATAGAGAAAATTAGACCTTATTGTGGATGTACTACAACTAATCATAATAAGGAAACAGGAGAGTTAACTATTACATATAGCAATAGTCAAATTCCTGTGCAAGTGCAAGGACCTCAATCAATTACTAAAAGAATTGATGTTACTTATCAAGATGGACTAACTGATGTATTAACTATTAAAGCAATAAGAACTAGATAACCATGGAAATAACAATTTGGCCAATGCTAAGAGATGGGATTAAGAAATTCTTCTCTGATATGAAATTCTTTTTCAGTAAAGACTTCATCAAAGAAAACTACTACAAACATTTTGGGTACTCTTTAGTACTAACTATTCCTTGTTTGTGGTTTATGCTAAACTATATGCATCTTGCAGATACACCTTTTGCTTTCCACATTTTTGTATGTGGCTTTGGAGCAAGAGGAGTAAACTTTCTTAAAGAATGGTATCATGGAAAAAAATATGGAGCACCTTGGAGTTGGGAAGATATTAACTTCGGAACTTATGGTGGATTGTTAGCTCCTATCATTCTACACTATCTTATGATAACTTTTAATTTTTAAGACATGGCAAACAAACTTACCATAGCAGACTACATAAGATTAGCCAAAGCAAACCCTACAGTAGAGAAAGAATTTGAATACTTCAAAGAACATGTGTTCAATAGAACCTTAGTTTGGGAAGGAGTGAAGAACCCTAAAGCAGGAGGTAGCCTGCACAATGTAGCAGGAGACTCAGGAGGTTGGACCTTATGGGGTATTGCATACAACCACAATAAAGAGATGTTTAAAAACTTTGATGATTTTAAAGATACAACTTATGAAGAAGCTGCGGCTATTGCTTACACAAAATACTACAGAGCTATTAATGCTTTCATACTTCCTCTTGAATCTAGGCTTATGTATTTTGATACTGCTTATAATATGGGAAATGCTAGGGCAATTAGGATAATGCAAAGATGTGCAGGAGTTCCTGATGATGGAATCATTGGCCCTGCAACTAGAGAAAAAATGCAGTATGTAACTGAAGAATGCCTATACAAGGCCAGAAATACTGCTTACAATAACTTAGTTAGAGCAAACAAGGCTTTAGGTAAGTTTTTAAAAGGATGGTTAAATAGATCACTAGGAATTTTTAAAGTATAATGATTACTCAAAGCTTAGATGTACCTCTTTATGGTAGAAGATTACACATTATTATCACAGGGGATTTTAGTAAAGACTACCCTGAGATAAATAAAAAGTACCATCAGAACTTAGATGAGAGTGATAATGTATTAGGTTCTTCTCAAATGAGAGGAGCACATCACATGATTATCATTAATGTAGGCAGACACAGAAAGATATTTAAAGGGATAAATATTGAATGTGAACTTGCAGATACCATAGCTCATGAGTCAGACCATTTATGCAACCAACTCTTTAAAGGAATAGGAGCCACAGTAGATGTCAATAATGATGAGCCACATGCCTACCTTTTAGGGTGGACAGTAAAGCAGATTACAAGAAATTATTTAAAATTTAAAACACAAGAGGATGTCAAAAAAATTTAGAATGTATATTACCACTCTCTACATTGACTTTCAAGTAGGAGTTAGTGTAATAGGGTTACCAGTTTTTCATAGTCATGGAGTAATCATTTCAAAAAAGATCAATGAAATAGATGCTAAAAAATACGGAATGTTATGAGTTTATTATTTACAGTGGAGAGCAAAGTAGTAGCTCCAAGTACAGAAACCATTTTAATCTTTCCTTTCAGAGAGATATGGGAAAGAGATGATTCTGCAGATAAAAGATTTGCTATTGAAGATATGTCATACATAGAGTTTATGGCATCAGTTCAAAAGTCTAATCCTTACTCAGGTTATCCGGAACACCAAAGACCTGAAAAGATTATCAAAGATATAATTACTAGAGCAGAGTGGGACCAAGAAGATCCTTTACTTCTTGCCGGGATAGAAAAGCTAAAGCAATTCCAAGCTGAAGCTTCAGTAACTTACAACTACTATATGGCTGCTAAAAATGCTGCAGAAAAAATGCAGTTGTTCTTTACAACATTTACTATGGCAGATGTAAATCTTAGAACAGGGGCTCCAATCTATAAGCCCAAAGATATTACCTCAGCTTTAAATGACACCTCTAGAGTCCTTGAAAACCTCAATACTTTAAGAGATAAAGTTGATAATGAGATATTTGAAGAGGTTAAAAAGAAAGGACAGAAAGTAGTAAGTCCATTTGCAGACCCTTCAAGTTTAAAATAATTGTTTATCTTTACACTTTATTATTTAATAACTTAAATCAAAATATTATGGCAAAAGTAGTAAAAGGCAGATTAATTGAGGTTGATAATACAGATAGAAAGTTTGGTTCAGCTTTATCTTATATTGCAGTGCAAGTAGAAGATGAAGATGGAGGAAATGAAAGATGTATTCTTTTCACTCAAGATGAAATCAACAAAGCTCATGAAAGAGCAAAGAAAAATCCTGAAGACCTTACTGAAAAAGGATTTTTCACAAAACTATTTGATTAATTTAAACCCTAGAAAACATGGCAAAGAACTTAGCATCTATCTTAGAAGATGATGATGATATGGAAGAAATGACTTCTTCTAAATCAACAAAAAATACAAGAGGAACTATTCCTGCTTTATTACTTAAAGCAAGAACTGATGCTCACTTAACTCACTTGAGACAGAAAGACAAAACTCTTGCACTACATAATGCTATGAGTATTTTCTATGATTCAGTAGGAGATTTAGTTGATACTTACATTGAGACTTCAATGGGTATTGATGATTCTTTTACTCTTGAAGAAGTAGATGAGTCAGAAGTTATTGCTAATCCTTTGACTTATTTTAAAGGTTTATACAACACTATTCTAGTAGAAAGAGAAAGTATTAAAGAGCCTTTTCTTTTAAATCAGATTGATGAGATGTCTCAATTAATTGCTCACACATTGTACAGACTTAAAAACATTGTAACATAATGGGTCATTGGGGACATACTTGGAAAAAAGAAACTACTAATTGTAAAGAAGAACAAGAATGTGACATAACCTCTTCTTTATTTACAGAACCTGTAGAACCCTTGTTTAAAGTTAAAACTCATTATACCATAGATATTTGGGAAACTGGAAATTATTATAGTTTTATGTTTATAAAAAGAAAAGGGTTTACTCAAAGAGGAGAAGCAAAAAGATTATTTTCTTTACCTAAAACAATTAAGTTATTTAGTATATGAGTCAATTAGGATCAATCAGAAACCCTGATGGGATTTGGATTAACACAGAGGTGTTTCGGGAAGAAGCTAGAAAATTCCAGAAGTATGGGACATACTGTCTAGATCCCTGGGGTTCTCCTGATTGGTACTCTTATTGGCAAGAACAAAGAAATAGAATTATTAATGGTTACAGTTCAGGTGGTGTTAAAATCACAGGTGACCATTATTTCTATCTCAACTTTTGTCCTATCTTAAAAGTAGAGGACACAACCCTTAAAAAATCTTCTAAAGTAACTGACTTCCCTGACTTTTGGGATGGGGATTACAATTACTTTTGGGCAAGGGAAATTGCCTTCAATGGTATAGTTGATGGTTTAGGAGTGCAGACAGAATTTGTAGAAACCTGCAGATTCCATGCTAAGACTATGCCGGAAGCTGAAGCTCACAAAAAAGCTTTAGAAAAACTATTTGCAGGACTTCAACTTGAAGTTAAAATTGAAGCAAACTACTTAACAGGAGGATATAATCTTATTGTAGGTAAGTCTAGAAGAAAGGGATACTCTTATAAGAATGCAGCTATTGCAGTTAAGAACTATCTGTGCTATCCTAAAGCTCTTACTATATTTGGTGCTTATGAAAAGAAATTCCTTTATCCTAAAGGTATCTTTACAATGGCATCTAACTACCTCAACTTTATTAATGCCAACACTGCTTGGGTTTACCCTAAAGATGTTGTAGATAAGATGGACCATGTCAAGGCCTCAACTGTTGAATACAGAAATGGGGTAAAGATTGAAGTAGGTTTCTTATCTGAGATAATGGCTCTTACATTTAAAGACAATGCAGATGCCGCAAGGGGTAAAGATGCTAGAGATGTAATTTTTGAAGAATCAGGAGCATTTGGTTCTCCTGGTCTTTTAAAAGGAGCATATAAAGCAACTGAAGACTGTGTAATGGCAGGGGACATTAAGACAGGTATGATTACTGTGTTTGGTACATCAGGAGATATGGAAGGTGGTACTGCAGACTACTCTGAGATGCACTCTAATCCATTGAGGTTTGGTATGCTTCCTTTCCAAAACATTTGGGATGAAGACTCTGAAGATATGAAGTGTGGTTTCTTCCACCCTATTAACTGGAATATGGAAGGGTACTATGATGCCCAAGGTAATTCAGATAGA